CGATACAATCAAAAAACATACAACCATTCACTAACTATGTTAGACGTCAGCAGAACAGATATTATTAGCTCTGAATTAATGAAATTTGACCAAGCCGAAAGGTTTATTAAATTACCAATTCAAAGCTACATGGATTTATTAGGTATCGAGCCTAATAGTTCGCAGAAGGCATTAATCAATGCCATTAATAATCCAAAGTATAGATTCGTGTGTGCCGCCTTATCAAGGCGACAAGGAAAAACATATATAGCAAATGTCATTGGACAGCTTGTATCACTCGTGCCGGGCTCTAACATATTAATTATGTCACCGAACTACTCACTTTCACAAATTTCTTTTGACTTGCAAAGACAGCTGATTAAGCACTTTGATTTAGAAGTTACTAAGGATAATGCAAAAGACAAAGTTATAGAACTATCTAATGGTTCTACTATACGTATGGGTTCTGTAAATCAGGTGGACTCTACAGTTGGTAGAAGTTATGATTTAATCATTTTTGACGAAGCAGCACTAGCTGATGGCAAAGATGCTTTCAATGTAGCACTTAGACCTACATTGGATAAAGAAAATAGTAAAGCAGTATTCATTTCAACTCCAAGGGGGCGAAATAACTGGTTTGCTGACTTCTACCACAGAGGGTTTAGTGATGAATTTAAAGACTGGTGTTCTATTCGAGCAACATATCATGAAAACCCAAGAATCAGTGATAATGACATACACGAAGCAAAAAAAGCTATGTCAACAGCAGAATTTTCACAAGAGTACTTAGCTGACTTTAATACTTATGAAGGACAGGTCTGGAATTTTAATTTTGAAACCCAGGTTGGAGACTTTGAACAGTTAGATACTAGTAAAATGGATGTATTCGCTGGTCTTGACGTAGGTTACAAAGACCCAACAGCACTATGTGTGATAGCATATGATTGGGACGAACAAAAATTTTATCTAATCGATGAGTATATGGACGCTGAAAGAACTACTGAACAGCATGCTATAGAAATCAATAAAATGATACACAAGTATAATATTGACTATATTTATATTGATTCAGCTGCACAGCAAACTCGTTTTGACTTTGCACAAAATTATGATATTAGTACTATAAATGCTAAAAAATCTGTACTAGATGGTATAGGCCACACTGCAGGTATTATAGACAATGACTTTTTACACATCGACCAAAGATGCTCTCAAGCATTGTCATGTGTAGACCAATATCAGTGGGACCCTAATCCTAACTTAATGAGAGAAAAGCCAAAACATAATATGGCAAGTCACATGGCAGACGCACTTAGATATGCGCTGTATACATTTGAGACATCAGCAGGAACATTTTAATCAGACGACCTACCAAAAAATTATTCTTGACAAAAAGGTGAAATTTTGGTATAATTTTCAGTAATAGGAATTTATGGATTTAAAAAGAGATTTAGTCAAGTACGTACGAGACAAAGCAAAATCAGGATATAAAAAAGAGACCCAATGCTATATTTGCGGGGAAACAGATAACCTGGACTTTCACCACTATTACGGAATGACTGAGTTACTATATACTTGGATGAAGCTTAACAAAATAACGATTACTTCAACCGATGAAATAATGGATCTTCGAGAACAGTTTATAGAAGAACACCTCACCGAAGTGTACGATGAAGTAGCAACACTATGTAGAACCCATCACATAAGATTGCATAGTATATATGGAAAGAGACCAAAACTAACAACAGCAATGAAACAAAAACGATGGGTGGAGATACAGAGAGACAAATATGGCATGGTATGATAGATTCTTAGGAAGAAATGATGATGAGAAGTTAAATCCTGCTCAGACTTTCATTGGCTTAGAAGAAGGACTAGCAATAGATACTCGTGAGAAGAAAGATAATTATCGCTCCGCTTACGAAGAACTAGAAGTAGTTAATAGAGCCGTTAACATGATTGTTGACGATAGTGCTGATATACCTTTTGATGTTGGAGAAAAAATACAAGGTATTACTCCAATAATGCCAAATGTTCGTAGAAGTCGTGTAGACTTGTTACTTAACAAAGAGCCAAACCCTTTTCAGGATATTAATAGTTTTAAGAGAAATCTAATTATTGATTTACTGATAGATGGTAACATTTTCATTTATTATGACGGTGCCCATCTCTATCATTTACCTGCACAAAACGTTACCATAGAAGCAGATACTGAAACCTATGTGAACAAGTATGTATATGATGGTCATATAGACTACACCCCGAAAGAAATTATACATATTAAAGAAAACTCATTTCATTCAATCTATAGGGGTGTACCTAGACTTAAATCAGCTTACAGAACAATGTATCTGTTAGATAGCATGAGAAAATTTCAGGATAACTTCTTCAAGAACGGAGCAGTTCCAGGATTAGTACTAAAAAGCCCTAATACACTTTCAGATAGAATTAAAGAAAGAATGTTAACAGCATGGGCAAATAGATATAATCCAAAAAATGGTGGCAGAAGACCACTTATATTAGATGGCGGATTAGAAGTAGATAGTTTAACTAAAGTAAACTTTAAAGAACTAGACTTCCAACCTTCAATAGCAGCTAATGAAAAAGTAATATTAGAAGCAATGGGTGTACCTCCAATTCTTATGGACGGCGGTAACAATGCAAATATTAGACCTAATCATAGATTGTATTATTTAGAAACAATACTACCTATAGTTAGAAAAATTAGTCATGCTTGTGAGAGGTACTTTGGATTTGAATTAAATGAGGACGTCCATGGAGTTCCAGCTTTACAACCAGAGTTAAGAGATCAAGCAGCATACTACGCAACATTAGTTAATACAGGTATAATGACACCTAATGAAGTCAGGGAAGCAATGAACATGGAATCAATTGATGGACATGATGATTTAAGAGTACCAGCAAATATAGCAGGTAGCGCAGCTAATCCCGAAGAAGGTGGTAGACCACCTGAGGAAACAGAGGAAGAAACAAATGAATAAACCAGCAATTTTAAAACAACTTATAGAGTACTTTCAAAAGAAAGGAAAAGTACTTTCAATAGATGAATATAAAGCAGCAACAGACGCTCCAATGCGTTTTATGGCTGCTAAAAGAGCTTTTGGCTCTTGGGCAAGAATGACGCAGATGGTCGAGCATAAAATGAGAGTGGATAACATTAGCATAGAAGCTCCTAAAGCTGCCCCAAAAGCAAAAGCAAAGCCAGCTCCTAAAAAAGCTGAAGAAAAGAAAGGTAAGTAATATGTCAGATAAAATTTTTCACTGGTCATCTACTTTTAAAACACTAGGCGAAGATGATGATGGAAGTGTAAATATCAAAGGATATGCAAGCACTAACGCATCAGACAGAGCAGGTGATTGTATTGACCATGAAGCATGGACTAAAAATGGAGGATTAGAAAACTTTAAAGGTAACCCAATTATTCTATTTAACCATGACTATAACAGACCAATAGGTCGTGCTACTTCATTAGAAGTAAACGACAAAGGCCTCGAGCTTGGAGCAAGAATTTCTAAGTCCGCAGGTGATGTAAAAGATCTTATAAAAGATGGCGTAGTTGGAGCATTTTCCGTTGGTTTCCGAGTCAAGGACGCAGATTATCTAAAGGAAACCGATGGATATAAAATAAAGGACGCTGAACTATTCGAAGTGTCTGTTGTGAGTGTACCTTGCAATCAGACCGCAATGTTCTCGATTGCAAAATCATTCGATTCTCAATCAGAATACGATGAATGGAAAGCTGAATTTACTAATGACGTAAAACAGGCTCATGAGATGGAAGCAGTAAAAACTGACGAAATTGATGCGCCACAAGCCGTGGGTAAAACCACTCAACAGGAGAGACATATGTCTACAGAAAAAACTACTACAAATGCTGAGTTAGACTTAAAAGCGTTCGCGGAAGAGGTGGCAAAATCAACTGCTGCTAAAATCGCAATGCAACAAGCAGAACAAAAAGCAAAAGAAGTAAGCGAAGCTGAAACAAAAGCTGCTGAACTGGAAACAGAAGCAGTAGAAAAAGAAGCTGAGCAAGAAAAAGTTAAAACAATAGTAACTGCTGGTCTATCAGGAGCTGAACAGCTCGTAAACGACGTTGAAAAACGCGTTTCTGAAAGACAAGGAGATTTAGAATCTGTTGTTAATGAACTACAAAAAGACCTAGCTGATAAAAAAGATGAGATTAACGCAATGCGTGAGTCAAAAAGACATTTTTCAGATAGACAAAACAGCGACTGGCAGAAAGCCTTCCAAAGCGACATTGATGACGCTTGGGTTATGGGTTTAGCTACTGGTAAAGGCTGGAGTACTAAACTTGGTCAAGATACTATGGAAAAAGTTAATGCTCATTCAGGCGTTGCTGTTTCATCAGCTGATTTTGAACAAACAGTATCAACAAATATCGAAAGAGATATTCAATTAGAGCTTGTATTAGCACCGTTATTTAGAGAAATCCAAATGACTTCAGCTACACAAATTCTACCAATCATGCCAGATGCAGGGTATGCTGAATTTACAGCTAACCAAGCAGCTTCTGGATCTTCTCCTCATGGAAACTTAGAGGAAAGAGGCGACACTTATGGTACTCCATATGCTGGCGTTGACATGACTGAAAGAACTCTTTCAACTAAAAAACTTATTTCACAATCATACTTAGGTAATGAAACTGAAGAAGATGCAATTCTACCGATTCTTCCTTTAATTAGAGAGTCTATCGTTAGATCACACGCAAGAGGTATTGAAAATGCACTATTAGTGGGTAACCACGCAGATGGCGTTTATGGTACATCTGGAGCAGCATTTGAAGGACTAGTCACAATGGCTGGGTCTAACAAAACTCAATCTGCTACTGCTTTTGCATCAGAATCTTTAACAGCTTCAATGCTATTGAATGCTAGAAAGCAAATGGGTAAATGGGGTATGAATCCTAGAGATGTAATTTACATCATAAATTCAACTGAATACTTCAACTTATTATCAGATGCAGAGTTCCAAGATGTCAATTTAGTTGGCAATATGGCTACTAAGCTAAATGGTGAAATCGGAGAAGTCTTCGGTTCAAGAGTTATCGTTTGTGACGAATTCGCTACTCCAGCAACATCCAAGTTCTTTGGATTAGCTGTTAATGCGAAAAACTTTGTAATGCCTAGATTAAGAGGTGTTACTATCGAGTCTGACTACGAAGTAGCAAACCAAAGAAGAGTATTAGTCGCTTCTCAAAGACTAGGTTTTACCGACCTTATCGATGGTTCAACAGCGTGTCATACACTTCAGTATAAAGCTAGTTAATAGTTTTATCGAAATTACGTGGTGGGGGCAACTCCACCACACTTTTTAAGGAAAATTTATGGCAGATTTAGTTACATTACAGCAATACAAGGACTTTGCAGGTTTGCAGAGTATAAAAAACGATGCTCGTATAAATGTAGTTATTGACCAAGTTTCCCAACTCGTTAAGACTTATTGCGGGAGTACTATTATAGATTATGCTAGTACTAATAAAGTCGAATTTTTTAATATAAAAGATAATTATACTAATAGTATTATTTTAGGAGAATCCCCATTAATAGAAGTAGTATCAGTAGAGGAAAGACAAGATCAAGCAGACGCGTATGTTACACTAATTACAGAAAATTCTGACAGTAGTGGTAAATATGAGTATGTAGTTGATACAGATTCAGATAGTATAGTTCGTACAACTAGTAGTACTGAAAAAGCTTTTGCAAAAGGAATGAAAGCAGTAAAAGTTACTTATAAAGCAGGGTATACAAGTACACCTGAAGATTTAAAACTAGCAATATTTGATTTAATTAAATACTATATGAAAGATGAAAGAAAGGAAAGACAATCCATATCAGGGTCTAGTATAGAAAATCCACTATCTTCTAGTTTAACAGGTAATATTGGATTTCCAGATCATATCAAAAGAATACTTGATATGTATAAAATATATAGTTAATGAAACAAGCTTATCAAAAGTTTTTAAGACCTGGTACTGGTCCAACTTATTCTAAAATCTTTAAAATGATTGAAAAAAATCTTTTAACAGATTCAAAATCTTTAAGACAACAAATAGATAAAACATTAGTAGGAGAATTAGATGTTACTATAGATTTTTTAATAGATATGGGAAAAGCAGGAGCCAACTTAAAACAACTTCTTGCTTTTAAAGCCGTAAGCGGAAAACAAGGAAGGTACAGACAGTTACTTTTAGCTCTAAATAGTTTAAGTAAAGATTTCTTTAATGGAACAACAATAGCTAAAACAGGAGCAGGTTGGTCTCCAGATCATTCAGATATAAGTATGGTAGGAGTAAGACTTGTGGTTGTATTTGATGCTCTAAATGCAATATTAGTAGGAGTACAACAAGATAATAAAACTGATACAGGAAGACTAAGTAAGTTAGAAACAAAACGTATGCAAGCTAAAACAGCTTCATACGCAGGTCAAACTTTAACTGTAAAACAAATACAAGCGTCCATGAAAGAAATACAAGGACTTATAGCAATAGCCGCAGGCTTAGCTAATAATATGAAACAAGGTGTTGTATTTTCACCAAAAGATTATGCAACAATACGAGAAGAATATTTAGCAGAAGTAAAATACGATTTAACTAGCACAAAAGAAAAATTTGCAACAGCAGTAGAT